CAGTCTTCAACATCATAAGACGTGTGATTCAATTAGTCGCTCCCGATGAATGGGACGATGCGCGAGCTATCTTAGCAGAAGAGAGCATACAAACATATGTTGTAGATTATGATACCGTATATAAAACCAAGAGAGGAAATAAAAGCGGAGAATTTCTAACAACTATTGTTAATTGTATTGCAAACGATATCTTATCATTTTATGTGTGGATTAAAGCAGTAGATAACTCAGACATTCAACTATTTAGGGAGAATGTCAACATCGTCAGTTTTGGTGATGATAAAATCGAAAGTGTCAGTGATACTTATGCAGATAAGTATAACTATATGACAGCTAAAGCTGTATTAGAGAAAGTGGGACATAAGATCACCCCAGGATCTAAGGATGGAATTGAGCAACCATTCACACAATTTGAGAATTTACAATTTTTAAAAAGAGCGTTTAAATTAATTGACGGTAAATGGGTTGCACCCCTTTTGCAAAGATCAATAGAATCTCCTTTTGTGTGGACGCAAATTCTAGAGAATGAACATGAGATCTGGGCTGAATTGATAAAACAAACAATCGATGAAGCTCTTCTTCATTCAAAGGAATATTTTGATGAGATATGCGCAAAGTTAAGAAAGTGTGAAAACGCATCTCTACTTATGAGGATATCTCATATAATCTCTCGAGATTATGAAGCTGCTAAAGCAGCTTACTTCCAAAGATACCTCAGAAAATGAAATTTCATATGAATCCTAGACAAAAATTGCAAATGTTGCTAGACGGTAAATCTTATACAATTAAGAAAACCGAAACTAAGACTGGACCAGATGAAAAACCTGAATGGAAGGTAACTCTATATGTAAAAATATGGGGATTTGAGTTTAAAGGCACTGGAGTGGGACCGACGATTAGAGCGGCGAAAGACATTGCAGCTGAATTTATTTCTCAAGAAATTAAGAAAGGAAATTGTAGACAATGAGTGATTTAGATGAAGTAGTATTTGGAGGTAACACAACCTTATGGAATGTTCTCGACACCGAGAACGTTACCAATTTAAATGTAGAGTTCGCTCGACTAGAAGAACAAGTTGTGACTTTAGGAAGAACAGTGGACAATAACTACAATATTCAAAACGATAGGTTGACGGTTTTGAATACGCAAGTGAACAACTTAAACTCTGAGGTTGACACTCTGAGTTCGGAAATTAATGGTTTAGGTTTTGAAGTTACGGCTTTGGAATTACAAACAAATAATTTGCAACAGCAGGTTGATGAAATTGATGTGAGTGGATTGCAAACACAGGTTAATGCTTTAACTGTGCAAGTGTCTCAACTCAACGATACATTTGAAAGTGTCACTCAGAGCTTCAATCAGAGGTTAGATGGAGTGGAAAGTAGTGTAATAACTCTTAATACTACTGTAACTCAACTAAGTTCACAAGTCGCAGGCTTAAACAACACAGTCTCGACTTTAAATTCTAGAGTCAATAATTTAGAAGCAAAC